CATTTCAACATAACTTTTTTGGTAAGATATCAGAGTATGTTAAACTTGCTACTAGAGAAAAAACATTTGAAGCATCACGTCCAGCTATGTACGCTTTTTTATCTATGATAATGACAGCTGGTGCTTTTGGTATAATGGGCATAGAACAAATTGATTCAATTGTAAGAACCATAAATTCTACTTTTAATAAATTTAAGAAAAAACAAGAAAATGTTATAACGCCACCATCAGAATTTTTTTTAAAGGCTGATCTTCCATACTCATTTAAATTTGGCCTACCTTCGTACGCTGTTGGCGGAGACTTGTCCTCTACTTTACAAGCACCTCAGTTTGGTTTGAATGATTTATTTAGTTTACCTAGTCTTGAATTTTTTACTGGTTTAAGAAGTGGAAATCACATGGGCGTAATAGGAGAAACTGCTAGTATTCTATCAAAAAAAATGGGCAGTATGTTTGGAGGTCCAGAAGTTTCTGATGCAGATTTGTATATGTATTTAAAAACAGTTTTACCTCCTATTGCTCAAGCAGAAATAGATAGAAGATTTGGAATAACAGGAACAGGAGAATCAGGGCTACCTCTTAGTGTTATATTTAATTTAAAAGACCCTATGCAATCTCTTAATATAAATGTAGACAATGTGTATTATCAAAAAGATGGGCCAAAGTTTGCTATAAAAAATCCATATAAACAAATGAGAGCAGATATAAGAAGAGATGCAACTGGATTTTTCTATAAATACTTAGGTGGTAAAAGTTTTGAAGAATCTATACTTTTAAGGGCTATATACCAAACAACTAAAGTAAGTAAAAAAATAAAAGATTTAACTGCAGTTCATGTTACAAGTGGAGCTTTAGAAATGGGCAGAGGTAACTATGAAGCAACAATGTATCATATGGATTCTCTAATGAATTTAGGGTACACATATGATCAAGCCATGGAAAAAATGGTTAATAAATTAAAGACTATGAGTAATACAATTTTAGATAGAGTAAAAGGATTAGATAAAAGTCAAAACATACATTTAGATAATTTTTTATTAGATGTTATAAATAACAATAGTATTAGTGACTCATATTTACCAGGATCGGCTTATAAATAATGGAACCAAGAAACAGTACAGATTATATAGTTATACATTGTGCAGCTACAAAAGCTAGCATGGATATAGGGCTAACAGAAATTAGAAAATGGCACGTTCAAGGCAATGGCTGGCGTGACGTTGGATATCATTACATAATTAGAAGAAATGGAGAGGTGGAACTTGGTCGTAGCATTCGGGATACTGGTGCACATGCAGCAGGATACAATCATAAGAGTGTTGGTTTATGCATGGTGGGCGGAATGGCTGAAGATAATTCTGCTGAAAATAATTTTACTGCACAACAATGGACTGCTCTTTTAGATTTAGTAAAACAATTAAAAGCAGACTACCCAGAAGCAGACGTTATAGGGCATAATGAGATAAGTGAAAAAGAATGCCCATCGTTTGATGTACAAAAATGGAAAGGGGATAATTTATAATGGGACCATTACTATCAATACTACCTACAGTATTAAAAACAGGTGCCTCAATATTTGCTAACAGACAAAAAGCTAAAATACTTATGTCTGATGCAGAGCTATTACATGCACAGAAGATGGCTAACGGTGAAGTAGAATACCAAGCAGCTGTAAGACAATCAAATGACAAGGGATGGAAAGACGAGTTCGTTTTGATCCTCGTAAGTGCCCCAGTGATTTTATTGATATGGAGCGTATTTAGTGATGATCCAATGATACAGCAAAAATTAGATGTATTTTTTGACAAGTTTTCAAATCTCCCTTTTTGGTACCAGGCCCTTTTTATCGGAATCGTGAGTTCGATATACGGACTCAAGGGGGCTGAGATATTCAAGGGTAAAAAATGATTTGGGTAATTACAGCTATGCTAGTCTACCATGATGTAGACAGACCAGTGATGACAGATTACATGGTTAAATCATTCGATAATAAGTTTGCATGTATAGAATATACCTGGCAAAATAAAGTTGATATGATTGATGGACTCTTTGAAATGCATAAAAATGTAGATGGCAAAGAGCTAAAAACATTTGCTTTTTATTGTGAAAATAGATATGTGGAGCTAGACGAAGTATGAAGATATCGGATAGCACCTCTATCAGCATGCCTGCTCGTAACTTAATCTCGATAATCGGGGCATGTCTGATAGGAGCTTGGTTTGGATTCGGAGTGATTGAGCGTTTAAATACTATAGAGTCAGATATAAGATTGATGCACAAAGACTTAGAAGCTGCTAATACTTTTATTGATTCTGTCCCCAAAGGCGGCATGGTCAGTCCTCAAGTCCAAGAATTGTACATGCTTGTGGAATACCTTGGAGAGAGTGTAGATAAACTTAAAGAACAGATGGAATCAGAGATACCAATGATACTCAAGAACGATATGGTTATACAGTTTCACGAGGAAAGATTAATAGACTTGGAGTCAAAAACAAATGGAAACCATTAAAGTTGTATTTGCAATACTGATGATACAAAATGGTGCCACAATAGAGATGGTGCCAACTGATGGACTTAGCGACTGTCTTAAGCAGAAACGTATTATCTCCCGTAACGTAGGAGAAGAACAGCAGGGAATATACATGCAGTGTAAAGAAGTAAAAGCAGAAGTATATGAAGATATGGGCAGACTAAAAATTAAAAAGATATATGATTAAAAACATTGCTATAGCCATAGTTGTAACAGGATGCATGCTGTGGGCACTTAGTGCTCTAATGAATGCTGCTGTTGCAGATGTTACAGGTGCTGGAGCTACAACCAATACACAATCTACAACAGGATCTTCAGCTACTAATACAGCTATAACAGGCGGATATCATAGTGAGGCTACAACAAACTATCAGTCAGGCTCATCTCAAACTACAACTACAAATAATAGTACAACTAATAATAATAATAGTTATACAGGAGATACTAGAACTGTACCATCAGCATCTGCTCCAGGAATATCTGCTATGTCTCAAGATTTATGTACTGTTGGTGTAGGTATTGGAATACAAAAGCCATTGATAGGTGGCAGTATCGGTCTTACAAAAAGAGATATGAACTGCGAACGCATGAAGCTATCTAAGTTGCTTTATGATTTTAACATGAAAGTTGCAGCTGTATCTATACTTTGCCAAGATAGCAGAGTATTCCAGGCTATGGAACATGCAGGTACACCTTGCCCATTCAAAGGTAAGATTGGTGATGAGGCTAGAGATGAGTGGAAAAAATATGATAAGCAACGTCCAGATTATGAAGAGTATGTATCTGCTTTGAGATACATGGAGAAAGTAGACAATAAAATATTGGAGGATCTAGATGCCAAAGACAAGTATTTACTTGATAGCAATGGCGAGCCTACTAATATTCTTGCCAAGTAAAGCAGACGTAGTAATATTAGAAGATACACCTAACGTTGGAGACACAACAACTATTACAACTGTAACGTCTGGTAATCCTGCGACTACAAGCAATCTTATATCACAGAAATTTAATGATGGTAGTTGGGTTGGCACTATGTTTCCAGATAGTTCTGACATAAATGAATCTACTTGGTTGACTGGCAAGCATGGAAAATATGCAGAAACTGTTGTAGAATCTGAAGATCATCTTACATTAGGAGAACTACAAGCTGGTTTTACTTCTACTTTTGGTGCACAGATACGATGGTGGAATCCTGTAGAGTCTACAGTTACACTTACACAGACAGCTACTAATGGTATTGATACAACAACACAAAGCACAACGTTTGAAGATACTACAAATCATAACTATCAAGTTAATCCATATTCAAATCAGCTAACTCTTGCACCTAATCCTCAGAATCAACACGGTACACTAACGCTTAGATTTAGTTTTGATATACAAGGTAATAAAAACTATAATGGTGGGCATGCGGGAGTAGATGTTAGAGATCCGTATGTCAATGTAGAATACAATACACTATCTACCACCCAATCTACAAGTATTACATATTGTTGGCAAAAGAACCCACCAACATGCCCTGGTCAAGATGAGATAGAAGATGTGCAAGAACAACTAGAACAGTTTGAGTTGATGGAGTTTACTATACCAGAGGATATATTTACAGAGCCTCCGCCAGATATTGAGTATACATTCATTCCTATTTTTGAAGAAGAGATAGAGATAGAAGAGTTTTACGAAATGCCGATGGATAACTTTTTTTTTGAACCTGACTATTACGAAGAAATTGTCATGGAAGAATTTATTCCAATGGATATGCCAATGATAGAAGAAGTATACGAAGCAGTTCCTGAAACACTATTTGTAGAAGAGTTTACAGAGGACATGCAAGAAGAGTTTATTGAAGAAGTTGAAGAATACTTTGAAGAAGTTGCTGTAATTGAAGAGGAACCTATAGAGGAGATGCCAAATGAAATTGAAGAGCAACCCAGTAGCGAAGAAATTGTTGCAGACGAACCAGCACCAGCAGAAGATATTGCCCAACAAGAAGAGGCAATCGAGGAGCCAGCTGAAGTCGCAGTTGTTGAAGGAAACCAGCCTCAAGAACCAGATGCTTCTGGAGAAAATGTGGAAGTTAATTTAGATATTAAAGTTGCAAAGATAGAACAGGCTATACAAAGTAAAATAAAAGATGTGTCTCAGCAAATAGATGCAACACTTACAGTTGTAAATGAGATAGTTAGTCGTGAAATGGTATCACAACAACCTGATATGACATCTTATTTTAATGCAAATACAGCCTTGTTTGATACTAGGCAGCTGCCATCTGGCAATCAGGATTTCTTTTTACAAAATAGTTTGAACACTTATAGCAAACCTATTTATGTTGCACAAGTTAATTTAGGGGGCACAGATCCTGTAGTGCAGCACCAGATTAAAGTCAATCAGGCAAAACAAAAAACAGATAAAGCATATAGAAAATTAAAGGAGTTATTAGATGCAAGAAATGTTCAGTAAATTATCATCTTATGCAGCACTATTGGGTGTGATTGGTGCCATCGGTGGTGGCTTCATGGCATGGGGTGAGTTCAATAATAGGATAGCACAGCTAGAAGATCAAGAGTTTGTAGTCAATGAGACTGTGGATTTATCAGGTATTATAAAAGAAATAGAAGCACTAAAAGGTAATATAAAAATTAACGGTGCTGCTATAGAATACATTGACGCAAAATTAGAAGAGCTAAAAGCGGAACAAAATAATCCGCTACTTAATTAGGAGAGGATATGGTAGACACACTAGCACCAAAAAAAATATTTACTCAAAGACAACTTGATACTAAACTAACTCCAGTTAGTGAGCAAGTTCTTAGAACAAGAACACGTCCAAGCCTATTAGATGATAGGCCAAAAGTTGTAGGCACAGCTACGTCTTTAGTAGGAGAACAAAGTAAAGATTTTTTATTGGACTCAGAAACTGCAATGCCAAAGATCGCAACTGCAGAGCAAAAGCAAACAGCCAAATCATCTGAAGAAACTAGAGAAGAAAAACAAACTGGTATGCGTGCAGAAAGAGAAGTTCCTCAAGGAGAAAGTTTAGTCATGAGGCCTATGGAATATGCTTCAACTGGATTTGTAGACAGGGCAATTACTGGACCCACAATAGTGGGAGAAAGAGGCCCAGAAATGATAGTACCTTCGTCAGATGGTAAGATAAGTATATTGCCTAATCAGGTTGTAGAGGGATTAATGGCTAGATATAGTCCAGGAGATACAGGGCCTAAGAAACCAGCGAAAAAATTTAATCTTAAAGATTTTTTAAAAGAAGCATCTGATGAGGAGATAAGAGAAGTTTTTAGAGAAATGCTACAAAAATTTGGCCCCACTGACGAAGATAAAAGATTAGATTAACTAACCCACATCCTTAATTTTATACGGGTCTGTATTTAATTTAGGAACCTTATCCCCTTGCTCACCAGATAATATCTCATCTAAATTTTTGTATATGTAATTTAAAGCTGCACCAACTATAGAATCTTTAGTTAATGTCTCTGATATTTCTTTTAAACTACATCCATATTGTAATAATAAAGATGTCATTTTACCTGATGCTCTCAGCTCTCTATCTAAAGTAGACTCAGTAGGTTTTAATTTAACCCATACAGCCATAGGCGTTATACCTGTTGGACTTATTGTATAGTCAATGATAGATAAAATTCTTCTACCATCAATCTCCATTCTTTGTGTAACACTTCTCATTCTCATTGGTACTGGTGCTCTTGCCACGTTACTCATTATATCCTTTCTATTATTTGTTTTATATCGCTGTTTAATTTTAATGTGTTTTCTATGCAATGCTTGATTACACTAGCCAGTAGATTAGCATAAAATATTTCGTTTATATTTTCTAGACCATCTTTAATTTTATTAGGCTGAATATAATCAAGTTCTATTGCAATCTGACTACTATCAGTCAGAGATACTTTCATATTAAAAAGTTCTGAATTATTTTTTTGCATTATCTGTAGGTTTTGCTACAAAGTCTGCACCTATCTTGGGATCAAGCTCTCTTAATCCTTTTGATAGTACTTCAATACCATGGACAACTTCTCCATACGGTCTTGTGAATAGGTAACGAAGTATACTTTGTACCTGAGTTCCAGATATAATATACTGTTTATCTACAACTTGCTGTTCTTGTTTGTTTTCTGCCATTTTATTGACCCTTTCTTAAAATTTTTCTTTCATAACTGCTCAAATATGCAAACATTTGAGTCTTTTAATAGTAACATACCCGACATAATAACTTTTGCATATACGTCTAAGTATGGGCGTTTAAACGTAATTCTCTATGTTTCAACCATCTGGGTACTCCTTTTGTTGCTTTTCTACATCTTGATCTAAAACTTCACTGATTAATCTCTTCAAATACCATTCTGCCTTTTCTAAATCCTGTACAGGCTGACCTTTGTACTTGTATCTAGCCATGTATTTCATACATGCTCCTTTGAGATAACCATGAAACTCTTCTGTTGTCATTGACTCTTTGATAAGATCAATAGTCTCAGTAGTAGACTGCCTATAATGTTTAGGAAAATTAACTACGTCTTCCATATCTTTTCTTTACCTCACTAATATTAACTGTTTCAATATCATACTCTCCACCTTTTACATTTCGTTTTACAATTAATCCAGACCACCATAGTCTTTGTGTATTATATGCGTATGCTTCTCTGTGTGTCAAGTAGCAGCCTGCAGATAGACCCATAATTTTTTTGCCAGATGGCTTGGATGCTATAGCATAGTCTAACAAATGAGAATGGCCAGCAGTACAAGATACTTTATTTTTGTTTACCAAAGCTCTTGCCATATTCTCTCCAGAGATAGCTGTGCCCATAACTCCACTTGGAAAGTTATGTGAGTAATATATGCCATCTATAACTGCAGGGTATCTGTAATCATAGGTGTGCCATCCATACTCAGGATACTTTAGATCATCTATAGATATAGCACCTTCAAACTCTGGGTTGTCATCTACCACACGATCTATTCTATCTTCATGATTGCCTAATAGCATAAATCTTTCAGCATCATGTTTACCTATACCCTCGTTAAATTTTTTAAGTGCATCATGTGCATGGTCTATATCTTTACGATACCGTCTACCCTCAAAAGATTTTTTCTTTTTGTCGTAGCTAGACATAGAATCCATACTGGCAAAGTCGCCCATACATAT